AAATTAGCTAAAACTTTCCCTTCTTCAAAGAAAGCTCTAAAAAACTTAAAATACACTCTATCTTCTATCTGCTCAGAAATTAACCACATGTTCTTATACAAAACACGTGATACATTCCTAAACGCTGCTCCTAACACTTTAATGTCAAATTCTCCTACACACACACGCGGAAAAATCTTCTTCAACCGGTGTGTCTGACTAACTGTCAAAACTGGCTCCTTTAAAAAACGGACGCCACACGATGCGTAACTATCTACATATTTATCATTTGGACGGTTTTTCCCGACCATCCATTCACTTTGCTTATTGCGATTTCGGGCGATAGCAACTTCTTCTCTTACTGTTGCTCTCTGTTGTTCTTTGTACGCATTCTTCTTCTGCCAATACTCCATTACTTTGTCTACTCTACTTACTGAAATATCAGACATCTCCTTATTAAGGGAGACATCCTCCATTTCTCTCTCTACTAACTCTAACAAAGTTCCATACTTCAGATCCTCAATGTGTGATTCTTCATCCCACATAAAAGGTCTCTTCGATATATATCCTATATTAACATAAAGTCCTCTATGGACTAGATCGTGGATTACTACCTCCTGGGCGGGAGTGTAGTTCACACTATTAGCTGGGCTACCATTCTCTATAACTTTATCCATTGCAAATCATAAAAGCTGGGGGCTGTGTTCTTCTACTTACGTGAACACGGCGTCTAGTTTTACATCTTTCTGCGGTGGATGGACGGTATGCGGGGTCCGACACCCCTACCAATCAAATCTTAATACGACATCCATAATGATACAAAAGTCGAACTACGCTTCAAACGCTTGCTCTGTCTCTGCCATTCACTACTTCATTATATGCCTTTTAGATTCGGCGGTACATTTATCAACTGGATTTTTATTCCCCGTTGTAAATCGAACAAAGATCTAAAAATAAGGTCTTCGGCACGATATCTAGTCGTCGCTTCTTTCTTTACTAAAAACTCATTATTCACTGTCAAGGCCATTTTTCGCTCCTTCACTATTTCTAGTGATATCTAGACTACCTTAAAAGTTCCTATCAACTGAATAACTACTTCCATATTGCGAATACTTCTTTCAACTATCATGTCCCTTCCTAAGAACATTACCCTAAATCTCCCTTTCACCTGTAGGCGATACAAATGGTGAGTTGATGCTTCTCTGTGGTCGACTCGACACCTCCTCGATACTGCACTCTCACTATCATCTGCTAAACATTACTACACGAACTGAAAAGTTAAATTCTCATTCGTTCTAAAACGAAGTTTGATTAACTACCTGTCAAAAAGTCACGGTACAATCAAATGATCTAAATAGAACTGTATATCAATCATCCCAAAAAAGGGAATTAAACTTGATACTCTATAAAATAAAATATAATAAACAACTTGTAACTGTCGAACGCACTGCTGAAAGCAGGGATCTATGAAATAACTATCTAAAACAAACTACCAATTACGAAACTAAAACAAGTATCTAACGTAATCACCAAATACTAATGGTGATTTACAAAATAATTCAAAACTATCTAAGGGGTTTTATATATAATATAGAGGCCACATAACTGTGTGGTCTTTGCTTTTGTTAAGTTACAAAAACATAAAAACTGC